AACTGCAAATGGTGCGCCAGCGTCTGTATTAGCAAATAGCTTTATTGCTGTTGTTCAACGCGGTATCTTATGTCAAAACGTTACTACTGTTAAATAGTATTGACAATATGTGCCTGGCGGGCCTTAAACGCCGCCGCCGAGGGTCGGACATTACCCTCACTTTTTTTAATTAATTAATTTTAAGATATGCGTATCAAACGGTTTGAAGCAGTTGAAATTAACGTGCCTAGTGGATCTACACTAACGCGCTTTTATTTTCCAGACTTACCACAATTAAGAAACGCAAAGATTGAAGCGTTACAAGTTTATATAGCTGGCGCAATTAGTGCTACACCTTTAACTGGATCAACACCAGTTACTGTTGCAGATGCTAAGAAGTCATTTTTAACTTTGTACCAGGGTGATCTTCAACTAATTTATAATATTCCATTGGTAGGCTTAAACAATATCCAAGAAGGTACAACGCCTTTTATATTTGATTTGCCTAGTATGAATGATATTGATATTAGCTGGACAAAATCATTTGTATCTTTGCCAACAGCACTAGCGACTACAAACGTAGCGTATAGTTTTGGCGTTTATTACTACTTGTAAAATTTTTATATTATGGCAGCTTTTAGGCCCGAAATATTTACTATTGATGAAGTCATAAATTTTTATGACGCAGCAGAAGGAAGCGAATATAAAATATTTGCTGGCGTTAACCCGACAGCACAATATTTGCGCTACAACTTTATTGGCGAAAAAGAAATTGGACGCCAGGAACTTGTAAACGCCTTAACACAGCTTCGCAATAATATAGAAAATTACAATCCGTATTTAATACAAGTTATTAGCGAAGGAACTACTGGTAGGGGTAAAGCCAAAAAAGATGGCCCAGTACTTACCAGTATTTCTTTTCAGCTAAATAGACCACAATCATTTTTGCCAATGCAACAAATGGCTGGCGTAGGTAGCCCGCGTACAGAAATGTTATTGGAAAAACTAATTGAGCAAAACGCTTTAATGCAAAGCAGATTAGCAGCCATTGAGGCCCTAGACGAAATTGAAGAAGAAGAAGAAGAAGCACCAAAAGGGCCTTTTGATCAAATGTTGAGCAACCCACAGTTGCAAGAAGCATTGATTGCTGGCGTAATGTCTTTAGTTAGCGGAATGATAACAAAAGGCGGCACCCCAACAGCTATTGCGGGAATAGACGACGAAGCAGAAGCAATAGAAATTTTAAGATCATTAATGAGCAAAGGCGTTTCTATTGATCATTTGAGAAAATTAGATCAAATGAGTAATGCAAAACTTTCTTCATTGTTATTTATGTTATAATGGCCAAAAGCAATTTTTTAAAAGACAATAGCAGCCTAATTATTGGCCTGGTAGTTATTTATTTTGGTTATACTAAAGTAATTAAGCCATTGTTAGAAAGCGTGGGCCTTTCGCAAAGTGAAGCAGAAATTGAAGTACAGAAACAAACAAGCAACCCACAAAGCCCCTGGAACCCAAATTTTTGGCGTAAAGGTGGCGCAACGATCCTTACTGTTGCGGATACAAATAGATATATCAATACTATTTGGAACGCACCTGGATATATTACAGACGATTTTGATGCTGTTTTAGGCGTTTTTAAGCAGTTAAAAACAAAAAGCCAGGTAAGTTATTTGGCAGATCGTTTTAACCAGGTAAAAGGCAAAGATTTATTAAATTGGTTGCAAGGTGGAAACGCTTTAAGTTGGCCAGCGGATAGATTTAGTGCAGACCAGGTAAACCAGTTAATTAAATATGTTAACGGTTTAAAAAATTATTAGAATGAAAAATAAAGGCGGTTTAATTATATTACTTTTATTATATGGCGTAATTGTTTACGCCGCTACTAAAAAACCAAAAAGGCGCGGATCTGTTGAAATTGGCCCACTAGAAGGTGAGTTTATTACTGATCCAGCTGATTTATTAAGCGACGAAGAAAAATCAATGTTTGAAATATGAGAAATAAAAACACTAAAAAAAAGGAAGATAACACAATACTGTTATTATTAGCAGCTGGTGCAGCTTATTGGTATTTTTTCATGAGAAAAAAACCTGGAGTACAAGTTACACAACCAGTTGAGCCGTCAAGACCTACAACTATGCTAACCCAGCCTAGAATTGAAACTGATAGCGCTTCAATAGTAGATCAAATAAAAGATTTTAGTCAGCCTGATACTAATATTTATATGCCAGTAACCCAACCAGTTGAACCAGTTGGCCCAGGTGGCCCTAGTGGTGGCGGTGCGCCATTAGAATATGACGGTGGCGGTAAATTTGTTTATGATGCAGATATATACCAAAATTTTTATGTTGATAGATTAGGAGCAGTTAGAAGACCTGGCGTGCCTTATACTATTTAATTTTCTTTTCACCTTTAATAAAAAAATAATGGCAGATTATAAAGTTGGAGCAGAAGTTATAAAATACGACATAAACTTTACAACATATGATGTAAGCGGATACGTTACAAGCGACTGTAATAGTATTTTATTTATCAATTACGGAACTAATGCCGTACAGATTGAAAGCGTAACGTTGCAACAAAATCAAAGTTTACAAATTGAAGGGAACCAGGGCGAGTTTACAACGCGCCGTTTCTTTGCTAACTTTGTAAATTCAGGGGGCTTTAATAACCTAGTAACTGTTAAGAAAAATTATATTTCATAATGCCTAGTATAGATTTATCCATATTAAACCAAAGACAAACGCCAGCATTTTTTGCTAGTAGTTTAGCTACAAGGCCTGCTTTTGGGTTTCCTGGTCGTGTATTTATAGATACAGATAGCCCTAGTACTGGTTTATATCGTGATACTGGTACAGCATGGGTACAAATTGCAGATCCTGGCGCTGGTACTACTGGCACTTTGCAGCAAGTAACAACAAACGGAAATACTACTAATCAAGGTATTTCAATTACTGCTGGCGCTTTAACTTTAGGAACTGCAACTGGTGATAATCAAACATTATTAAACTTACCAGGTACCAATACTTTAATATATAGAGAAAATATTGGTAGCTTATACGGTTTTAATATTGCCCCTAATGATAATTCTTTGTTTTTAACTAATGCAGAAGGATCTTTTTATCAAACTTTATATTTTGGTGATGGTGGTACTACAAATATTTTTGGTATTTCAGGAAGTAATGATACTGGTGCAACATGGAATCCAATATTAATAGTTAATGGAGATAATAGGGTAGGAATTAATACAAATGCGCCTACTGCTAGTTTTGACGTACATGGAAACGTAAGTGTTATTGCGCAGCTTAATCAAACAGTAAATACTAATAACAGTTTATTAGCATTTCAAGATAATAATATCGGAAAATGGCGTATTGGTAATTATTATAATGCCGCTGCTCACGATTTTGGAATATTTGATACAGTTAATTCAATACAAAGATTAACTATAAAAAATACTGGCGTAAGTGAATTAATATCTAATTTATCTATAACTAAAACTGGTACTGCAACTGCAACTACTAATACTTATGGTTTATTTTCAAATAATAGTTTTATAATACCAGCTGGAACTAATTTTAGTGTTAGTGGTTCAACTTATGGTAGTATTTTAGGTTTTTATAAAGCTACATATGGCGGCAATGCCAGTTATTTAAATAGTCAAATTAATGCTGGATTGGTTAGTATTAATCAAATGGAATTTTCTAGTACTGGTACAATTACAATGGCCCAATCAACTGGAGTAAGAGCAACAGCAGCAGCAATAGTACAAAATCAATTAACTGGTAATGTAAACGGTACAATTTCACATTTAGCTGGTTTAGAAATATTAGGTAATTTTAAAGGGGGTACTGGTTTATTAACTGTTACGAATGCATATGGTTTATTAGTAAATAATTTAGACGATTATTCAAGTGGTTTTACATATACTAATAGATGGGGTATTTATCAAGATGGTGCAAGTGATCGTAATTATTTTTCTGGAAATACTTTAATTGGTACAACTACAGATGCAGGATTTAAACTTGATGTAAGTGGTACTGGTAGGTTTACGGGAGGCGTAGGTATTGCAAATGGTGATTTTACTGGTTTACCTACAGGTGGTCAATTAGTATTAAGTAGTGGTGGTAGTGGCGGTCAAATAACTTACAAGAATGTTAGTACTATTACTGGGTATATGTATAATTCACCAACAGAAACTTCTATAGGATATCCTGCAAGTGGAACTTTTAATATACAAAGAATTGGTACAGGAAGCATTTTTACAATAGCCTCAACAGCAAATGTTTTAATTGGCACAACAACAGACGCGGGGCAAAAGTTACAAGTTAATGGATCTGCAACAGCTTCAAGTTTTGCAAGTACAATCGGTACAATTTCGGTTCCGTCAGCATCACCAACAACTTTTTTTACAGCTTCATCAAGAGGTTTATATATAGCACATATTTATTTAGCTGGAAATCAAACACAAATTTGGGACGCTTCAATTATATTTAATTTTAATACTACAAATATTTTAATAGCCAATCAAATTAATGGAGCAAACGTTTCAATTGCTGTAAGTGGAGCAAATGTTATCGTTACACAAATTGGGGGAAGCACTTTTACTTTTAATTATGAAGTTATAAGAATAGCATAAAATAAAAATTATATGAAACAAATTCAACCTATTTCAATCTGGGTAAACGGCGCAGATCATACCGCTACCCTTTTTAGTATGTATATCGTAAATGATAACTTACTAAATAGTGCAACATTTAATTATCAATTATTAGATGCTGACTCAAATTTATTAACTAGTGGCAATTTAACAATGGGAGAACCTGACTATGACGTTTGGGGATCTAGCGCAGATATTAACCAGGCAGCTTACCAATGGGCCGCTACTAAGTTAAATATTACACTAGCTTAATTAATCTTTAAAATACAAAACCAATGGAAACTAAAAAAGCACTTGCAATCTTGAAACAAATTTTAGACGCAGCTAGTAAAAGCGGACTTTTTGAAAATTTAACTGCGGCCATGACAGCCGCGGACGCTTACAACGCAATAGCGCGTGAAATATTAAAAGAAGAAAATGGCGACGGATCTGTTATTTAGTATATGTTTATTTGTAGCCGCTGGCGGTGGCTTTTATTTTACAACTAAAAACCGTTTAGATAAAATAGAACGTGATTTATCTAGGCACAATAATACCAATACTGAAATATTAGATAGATTAGCCAGGATTGAAACAAAACTTGATTTTGTAACTAAAATGTAACAATATGTTTAAGAACTGGAAAACAAGTTTATTTGGTCTAGGTGCTGTAATTAGTGGCCTAGCAACCGTATTAAAAGGCGACGTACCTACTGGTATTACCGCTATATTAAGCGGCCTGGGCTTATTTGCAGCAAAGGACGCAGACATTAATTTAAACAATAGACCTTAAATGACTTCGCAAACTAAAAAATTATTAGTTGTAAGCGCAGTTGTATTAATCTTATTAAGTACCACAATGGCAGTAGGAGCAAAGGCAGAAGAACTAATTAAAAGATTTGAAGCCGACGATATTAATAAATATTTAAACGCTTACATTGATCCAGTAGGGATACCTACTATTGGGTACGGATCTACTTATAATTACGACGCAAAGCGTAAAGTACAAATAGGTGATAGTATAACCCAGGCAAAAGCGCTAGAATGGTTAAGAAAAGAAACTAAAACAATAGCCCCCCAAATTAAAGCCCTGGTAAAAGTGCCAATAAATAGGAACCAGTTAGATAGCCTAACAAGTTTTGTTTATAATGTTGGTATTGGGGCCTTTAGATCTAGCACTTTATTAAGGCTGTTAAATAGCGGCGCACCTAAAAGTGAAGTGGCGGCACAATTTGACCGCTGGAATAAAGGAACGGTTAATGGCGAAAAAGTTATATTACCTGGCCTAGTAAGGCGTAGAAGTGAAGAAAAAGCACTATTTTTAGCATAAGAAGCAAGAGTTGGATTAAGTAGATTAATGGTCTAGTACAAAAAGGAAGCCTGGTATTTCAATACTGGGCTTTTTTATGCTTTATAAAATAAATTTGGTAGTTTGAACGTTTTTACTATAATTTTACCAAAGACAAACAAAAACCCTATTTTATGCACCTAACAACCGACAGTAGGATCCTGGGCGAAATAGCCAGCCTACAATCTAAAATTTTACGCCTAGAAGCATTACGCGATTTAGCGCCATTTGAACAATGCCATTTTTTCTTTTATTCTCGAAGTGGCAAATTTCTATCTTTAAACGAAAACGATGTACCCTTTGATCTAGCGATTGAAATAAGGATCTTATTAGATGCTAGTTTAGAGCATTACCAGTTTGAAATTAAAAGATTAGAAAATAGTTTTCAATGCGAAGAAAAATAATAAGATTTGCCGCAATATTTTTTTTTGTGGCAATTAGCGTACCAGTATGTTTATTGACATATAGCGGCGCTGTAATACTTTTTTACTTATTTAAAATTTATCACTTAATAAAACCAACAAAATGAACGAGTATTTAAAAGATTTAGCAGATGGATTTGGATCCATGAACAAAGTAGAAAACAAAAAAAATGATAAGCAACCCGATTACCAGGGCTACTTTAAAGCAGACGGCAAACTATTTGAAATTGCTGGCTGGGTAAAGATTAGCAAAGCTAACAACAAATACCTATCTATTGCAGTAAAGGAATTTACAGAAAAACAACCTAACAACGAACTATAAAAACTAGACAAATGAAAGTAGATAAAAACTCACCAGCTTTTCCAGTTATGCCAGTCCAAGATCAATTCGGCCGCCTAGTTGCACCGATACCAGGCCTAACAAAATATGAACACGTTTTATTGCAGATCCTTTGTGCAAAAGAAATGCAAAATAATCATAGTAAAATAGGACTGTCAACACTTTTAAGAGAGTGCGAAATATTAGCAAATGAATATTTTTTAACCCTAGAAAAAATAGAAAATGAAAAAGAAGCTAACCCAGTTATTTCAATTAACTAATAACCAGCAAGCTGTAATTGCCCTAACAATAGCAGCGATATTAACCGCTTTTTTACAACGGATCTAATGACAGACGGACAAAACAAATTAACTTTAGAAGAAAAATTAGCACTAAGAAAATACAAGCCCGATTTTATACCCCCCCCAAGCCAGGTAATATTCACTATTGACGATAAGCCCATTGGAACTATCCAAAATTTTATCGTCTTTAGTGGATTGCCAAAGGCGGGCAAAAGTACTTTTTTAGCAGCCGTAATAGCTTCAGCATTTCAACCAGGTGATGTATTTGGTATGAAAGTACATTTCCCTGAAGGACGGCGAAAAATAGCCTATTTTGATACTGAAAGCAGCGATTTTGATTTTTATCGACAAGTTAATAAAATAAAACATTTTAGTAATTTAAACAATTTACCAGCCTGGGCCGATTGCTTTACTGTACGCGAGGACGGCCCAGCTGAAATTAGGGCCTTAATTGTTAATTATTTAGAAAATAACCAGGATTGCCCGATAATTATAATTGACGGCCTTTTGGATCTTATTTTTGATTATAACAGCGAAGTTGAAAGCCGAAAGCTAGTGAACTGGTTTAAAAAGCTAACTAAGATTTACAATTGTCTATTTGTAGGCGTGCTTCACCAGGGCAAAGGCCTGGGCTCGCAAACTTTAGGACACTTAGGTTCAAATTGTGATCGCTGGGCTTCTAGCACGCTAGAAATTATAAAAGATAAAGAAAAAAAGACCTTTACTTTACAGCCTAGATTTTTACGTTCTAGTGAAGATTTTGAACCAGTTGTTTTAATGAATATTGCGGGCAACTGGCAAAAAGTATCTATTGAAGGTGAAAGCAAAAAGGCTGAGATTAAGAACCCAAAACAATTTACTGAATTAGACCACAAAAATATAATAAACCAGCATATTTACGGCCCTATTGCTTACAAAGATTTAATAGCAGAAATACAAGAGCAGCACGCAAAGGGTACTAACTGGGCCAAACAGTTATGTAAAATTTGGATTGACAAAAAATATATTTATAAAAACGAAATAAACTTATATGAAAAAAGATACTAAAAGATTTATTGCTTATATGTTAATGCACAAACAATTTAAACTTGTAAAGAAAGGCGTTAATTGGCGTATAGAGTACAACGGCGTTATATTACAGCCCGAGGACGTAGAGTTTTTAAAGTTAATAGCAAAAAAAAGCGGCCAAAAATTTGACCGCCTGGACAAAACAATTAACCCTAATTAACTGCTTATTTTCCTTTCACTACAAAGATATATAAAAATGGAATATTACACAGCAATTATTTTTTTTGAGGATCACAAAGATATTACACCAAAAAAATATAGAAATATAAACCGAGTTGAAAACTTTATTGAATTTGCCCGCAAAGTTGGCGGACATTATATAAATTTATACGAGAAAAAAACGAAACGATTTTATTGCCGCGTCTGGTTGAACAATTAAAAACAGCAGCAACCCAGCACGCCGCCAAAAGACCAGCCTAGCGCTGGTTTTTTTGTGCCTACTATCTACTGGTTTAAATAGTGGTTTAATTAAAGGTGAAAAGAAAATAATTTAAACCAGTTTAATTGGTTTAAAATAGGTGGTTTAATTTTTATTTTTTGCCCCCAGGCACAAAAATAAGAAATTTTAAACTAAAAGTTTAACCAACACACACATTTTTTAAAAAAAAGTTTTTTTGAGGTAATTTTAGGTAATTTTCGTATCTTTGTAAGGTATGGCAGAAAAAAAATGGCTGGCAGCCCTAGTTGGTGCAGCAGCAGTTTACTGGATCTACAGCAAGTATCGCTTTTCAAAGGGCGTTAGCTTTGTTATATCTAGGTTGAGCCTGGGTGGATCAATTTTAGATCCACAAATTAACATTGAAGTAACTATTTACAACCCTACTGCATTTCGTACAGAATTATCTAATTTAAGAGCGCAATTATATTTGGCTAGTGGTTTAAAGGTAGCTGATGTATTTTATAACAATAGAACCGTTATAATGGCAAATAGCCAGGCTATTGTGCCATTAACGGCTGTAACTACTTTAGAAGGTGCAATAATTGCAATTAGAGAATTAATTAAGCAAAAAAAGGGGGATTTTCGTTTAGCTGGGACAGCCCAGGTTGACGGAGTTACTTTACCTTTTGATATAAAATATAGTTTTAATGGTTTCTAAAAGTGCAGTTTTACAAAAGCTGGCACCTTTTCAAAACTATAAAAAGGTAGTTAGTACAGATCAAACGGTATCGGACATAATAGACGGTATTTTGCAAACGCACTACCAATGGCAAGACGAATATGATAAAATAAGTAATTATTTTGTCGGTGAAAGTGAACTTGAAACGGCGAGAAATATTTGGAATTTTTTAAAATCAAATGTACCTTACTACATTGAAAGTAATAAAAACCAAACTTTAAGAAGCCCAAGCGCCATTGTAGCTATGCCAGGGGATTGCAAAAGTTACGCGCTTTTTGCAAATGGCGTATTAGATAGTTTAAACCGAAAAGGTATTTTTCAAGTTCCTTTAGCGTTTAGATTTGCGGGATATAAAGACAGTTCTAGGGAGCCACAACACGTTTTTGCTGTTATGTACCCAGGAACAAAAAAAGAAATTTGGATTGATCCAGTATTGAATAGATTTAATGAAAAAAGACAACCTAGTTTTTATAAAGATAAAAAAATAAAAATGGCACTAATTGCTTTAAGCGGAGTTGGTTATACAGCAACCGATAAACGCGCAGAAATGGAAGCGTATAGGGATAAACTGGTAAGGGATCGTGATAGGCTTTTGCAAGCTGGCGCAATTACCCCAGGATCTAGTAAAGAATTGCAATATAAGGTTGCAATTAATAAAGTTACTGTTGCACTTCAAGATTTGCCTAGCGTTAATGGTATTGGTGAATTTGACTGGCAAAACGCCTTTAGTAGTTTAGTAACGACGGCCCCTGAAATTATTACTGCATCACGTAGAGGATCGCAAGATCAATTTCAACAATTTGACCAGGGATTGCCGAGTATGCGTCAACAGCAACAAATGCAAAGCCCAGGAATTAACACTAACACAATTTTGTTAATTGGTGGCGCGGCACTAGCAGCATTTTTAATATTTAGAAAAAAGAAATGATAATAAGATGTAGAGGGTGCGGCTGGAAATGGAATTTAGCCAAAGGCGGTAATAACCCTTATATCTGCAATAAATGCGGTATGAATAATAGAATGTATTATAATAGAAGAAATATTGGAGTTGTTCCAGTAGTTGCTGTTGCAGCTGCAAAACCTATTGCAGCTATGGTATCGGCCGCTGTTGCTGCTTTACCTGGTATTATATCTTTTATTAGAAATATATCTCAAAGGCCTGCTGGTGAAGCTAGGGACAGAATTAGCGCAATAAAGCCTGAAATATCAAAACAAGACGCTAGATCAAGATTAGCAAATGTAATAGCCGTAAGCCAGCAAAATTTTAAAGCGGCTGATGTTGACGTAAACGAAATGTTATTTTGGTATCGTCAAAATTATCCTAATGATTATATGGAATTAAAGCCCGAGGATAAAGATTATTGGAATACTTATTTAGATAATTATAGACAAAGATTTTTAATGCAAAGGCCCGATCTACAAAATAATTTTTTGAATAAATCTTATTTTACTAGAGAGGAAATTAATTATAAGCCACAAGCACCAGGAACGCCAGGAACGCAAAAAGCTGGAATGAATATATTAGTTACACTGGCTATTGTTGGCGCTGGTATTTTCGCACTTTCAAAAATGAAAAAATAATGACCGCAGCACAGAAAACAGCAAAGGCTAAATTTAAACAAGCCATAGCATATAGACAAAAAACTGGCGTTTCTTTAAAAGAAGCGTTTGCGCACGTTTACGGTAAAAAAGTAGGCGCGGCCCCTAAAAAGAAGGCAGCAAAGAAGGCAGCACCTAAAAAGGCAGCTAAAAAAGTTGTAAAGAAAAAAGCAGCACCTAAAAAAGTTGCAAAGAAGTCGGCACCTAAAAAGGTTGCAAAGAAAAAGCATACAAAGTATGGTAAAGTAAAAGCGCACACGCGTAGAGTAGCTGGCGTACATAAAGATACTAAAAGCCATAATGTTAATATCCGCGTAGTATCGGGAGTTGGTAAAAGCATTAAAATTGGATCAATGCCAATTTATAAAGATAAAGACGCAGCAAGAGAAATACAGTTGTATGCTGATAATGACAGCCAATTATATTATCAAAGGAGAAACCCAATTTTAAAAAATTTATCAAAAAAATATTTGAAAGGTCAATATGATATTGAAAAAGCAGCTAAATTATGGAGATACTATATTGATGCAGCTTTACAAAAATATCATAAAGAATTTGGCGGTAGAGGTAGTTGGAGTAATATGTTAAGTGTACCAGATAGAAATTTATTAGCTACTGAATATGCAAAAAGAACAAAAGAAGAATTTGATTTAGGTAATACTTATTAAAATGTACAAAATTTCTTTATATACTAAAAGAAAGGCAAAAGCGTTAAATGTTATTGTCTTACCTAGTGAAAAGAAAAATAAAAAAATTGATGTTTATGATGTTTACGGCAATTTGTTAGCGAGTGTGGGTGATCCTAATCATTTAGATTATCCAAGTTATTTAAGATATTGCGGTAAAAAAATAGCAGACGAAAAAAGAAAACTTTATAAAATAAGACACCAAAAAGATAGAACGGTTAAAGGATCCCCAGGATATTACGCCGATCAATTACTTTGGTAAATAAAAAACCTTCACAATAATTAAAAACAAAAAAAATGCGTAGAAGAAAAGCAGCAAAAAAAGCCCCTAGACGTCGCAGAATGTCTGGAATGGGTAAAGTAGGCGGCGCAGCGTCAACCGTACTTTATACAGTAGCGGGCGCAGCAGCAGCTCAATTAGTTGGTAAATTTTTACCAGCAGCAACAAATGATAAGATCAAAGCAGCTGTACCAGTTGCAGTAGGTCTATTTTTACCAAGATTTGTAAAAGGAGCAGCTGGACAAGGTCTTGCCGCTGGTATGATCGCTGTAGGTGGTCTTAAACTTGTACAATCTTTTGGAGTATTAAACGGCATTGGTGCGTTTGCTAGTAATGTAGATTACAAGCTACCAGCAGTTGCAGCTTATTACAACCGCGAGGGATTAGTTGACAAAAGCTACATGACGCCGTCAATAGCTGGCCTGGACGAAGAAGGCTGTTAATTTATTTTCCTTTCACCTTTATTAAAAAAATAAAAACTTATAACAAATGGCAACTCAAATGGGAAGCAGAATGGTTTTCGAAAATGCGAAAACCCTGGTGCGCAGTTTAGGTTATTCAGTAGAACACGCTAAATTGACGCAGTCATATTTACGCAGTGAAGTAGCTTTAAGCACTTCTATTGCTAATTATCATATTCCAGTACTTGTAAACGACACTCAAAACGGTGCAAGCCGCGTAAACGAAAAGCGTCTAAACTTACAAGATATTTTCATCACTACTGAAATTGCAGTATTAATTGGAGTTGGTACAGGTACTAACACAGCTGCAAAATCTTATACATACCCAAATGGTAATGTATTTACAGCGTCTACAGACGATGATCTTTGGAGTATTTACAACGGTTATTTGAATTTAACAATCAATAACGAGCAAGTATTACCAGCGTGGGACGTTTTACGTCACTACTTTGTACCACAAACACAAGGCGGCGTGGGTATTACTGCACAAACAATTTTCCCAGTGGATCAATGGGACGCTAGCAGTGATGCTTTTTACCCAGTTGAGCCAGGTATCGTGATGAACGGTGCTGCTAACATCAATTTCCAGTTAACTGCAAATGGTGCGCCAGCGTCTGTATTAGCAAATAGCTTTATTGCTGTTGTTCAACGCGGTATCTTATGTCAAAACGTTACTACTGTTAAATAGTATTGACAATATGTGCCTGGCGGGCCTTAATCGCCGCCGCCGACGGTCGGACATTACCGTCATTTTTTTTAATTATTTAACTATAAGATATGCGTATCAAACGTTTTGAAGCAGTTGAAATTAACGTGCCTAGTGGATCTACACTAACGCGATTTTATTTCCCTGACTTACCACAATTAAGAAACGCAAAGATCGAGGCAATACAAGTTTATGCCGCTGGATCAATTTCAGCAACGCCGCTTACTGGATCTACACCAGTTGCGCTAGCTGATTTGAAAAAGTCAAGCCTAACTTTATACCAGGGTGATTTACAGTTAATTTACAATATCCCATTGGTTGCATTACAAAACATTAGCGACAGCGCTACACCTTTTGTATATGATTTACCTAGTATGAATGATATTGATATTAGCTGGACAAAATCATTTGTATCTTTGCCAACAGCACTAGGCACCACAAACGTGGCGTATAGTTTTG